GCTGAGGCCCTGTCCCGGCTCGCTTCTGCGTGCGTCGCCCAGATGGGCCGTGAGGCGTGTACCCGCCTCGGGTTCGATCCCGATGAGGACTGGAGCCTGCCGCGCACGCAGGCGTACCTCCAGGCGGTCACGAAGGCCCGCGCCCGGTGGGTGAACGAGGCGACTCGCCGGCAGATCGAGGCCGCTCTGGCTGAGGCCGGCACG